GTCAGTATGACCTGTTTATGAAGCAGGTGACCACACATACCAGATCCGGGAAGGTGGCACACGATGATGCGCCTGACTCTCTGGCAATGCTGGAAAATGAACTGCGGTCTGTGCTGACTCCTGTTGTCGAGGTGTTCAAAAGACCTCTGTAGTTTCCAATGGTTTATGGGCGTATAAGGTATAGACAAGCATTGGAGAATATGCTATGATATACAAGAGGTAGAATCTTCCGGGAAGGAGGTACAAGCAGTGGCATATGACGGCTACATGCGCCTGCATGGGCGCAGGATGATCCTCACGAATGTCGAGGACATAACCAGAGATAATATTCTGAAGGTGCTGGCAGATGTGCTGCCTGTGCATCAGCTCAACCGGGAGGAGATCAAATACCTCTGGGACTATTACCGGGGCAAGCAGCCTGTGGAAAACCGGACGAAGGAAGTCAGACCTGAGATCAACAACAGAATTGTTGTGAACCGGGCGTATGAGATCGTATCCTTCAAGTCCGGGTATCTCATGGGCGAACCTGTGCAGTACACTGCACGAGGCAACGATGTGGACGCAGTAGCTGATCAGCTCAACGTGCTGAATGACTACATGTTCGCAGAGGAAAAGGCAACGAGGGACAAGGAGCTGGCAGACTGGTTTCACATCTGCGGAACATCTTTCCGCATGGTGCTGCCAGACGATGCGGATGACGAAGACGAAGCTCCGTTTGAGATATTTACTCTTGATCCGAAAAATACCTTCGTGGTCTATCACAACAGTCCCGGTAAGAAGCCTGTCCTTGGCGTGACATACACCAAGGACGCAGATGGTGTGATGCACTACGCATGTTACACGAAAGATCGTTTCTTTGAGGTGCTGGACGCACAGCAGATAGCGGAGGAAAAAGTTCATGTCCTTGGGGATGTTCCAATCGTGGAATATCCGCTCAATGGAGCAAGGCTGGGGGCATTTGAGCTGGTAGTTCCGCTTCTGGATGCGATCAACACTACCGAGAGCAATCGTGTTGACGGAATTGAGCAGTTTGTACAGGCACTTATGCTCTTCCACAATACGGACATCTCTTCGGACGATTTTCAGAAGCTGCGTGAACAGGGCGCGCTGAAGTACAAGGACATCGATCCTCAGATGAAAGCGGAGGTGTCCTACCTGATTTCCAGCCTGGATCAGTCACAGAGCCAGACACTGGTAGACGATCTCTATCAGGAAGTACTTACCATCTGCGGAATGCCTAACCGGAACGGAGGCAGCAGTACGAGTGATACTGGTGTTGCCGTAGTGTACCGGGACGGATGGTCGGCTGCGGAGACAAGGGCAAAAGACGCTGAACTGATGTTCAAGATGGCTGAAAAACGATTCCTGCGGATCGTGCTGAACATTTCCAAGGTCACGAGGGGAAGTTCTCTGGGACTGCGGAATATCGAGATCCAGTTCACTCGCAGGAACTACGAGGCTATCAACGAAAAAGCGAATGTCCTTGTCGAGCTGCTGAACCAGCCGAAGGTACATCCGAAGCTGGCATTCGAACACTCTGGACTTTTTGTCGATCCTGACCTTGCATACGCCATTAGCAAGGAATACTACGAGGAGGAGATGCGAAATGGCGAATACAACGGTGACGAGGGAAACCGTACAGGTGATCGAAAAAATCCTGCGGAAGGGCAATCAGGCAGAGGTGAAAATCGAACAGGGCAAGGTAGCCGTGATCGAGATCAGCAGGAAGCTGAGACATAAAGACGCCAACGAGGGCAGATGAGCGAGCCTTCTTCTTTCATTGTTTTCCTCCTTTCAACCCGGCATTAAGTGCCGGGATACCCAAAGGGGCAGAGTAGCGTACTCTGCCCTTTTCATTTTGCCATGAATATTGAACGAACAGAATTGGAATTTGATGAGATCCACAAGCTGATGGAAGCCTCCATCCTAAGAGCCGGGGAGCAGATGCCTGCAGATGACGCAGAGCTGAAGCGTACACCGGAGGATGACATCATAGAAGACCTTCTGGGGATGCTGATCATGGCATACGAGAGGGGACACAGGGATGTCAACGAGATGCTGGAAACAGACCTGCCTGTGGATGACAAGAGGATGTACGAGGTCATTTACCACATGATTGACGGTAAGACCTTCGAAGACAGAGCAAGAACGCACATCAGGGAGGAAGATCCTGGACGGCTGATCGGACTTGCTGAGTCTGAATATCACCGGGTTTATAACGCAAGCGGTAACGATGCCGCTGAGACTTCCGGTCTGGCGGTAACCAAAACATGGGTAACCATGGTGGATGATCGAGTCCGGGAAACACATGACTTTCTGGAAGGTGTTACCGTTCCGCTGGCTGAGAGGTTTTACACCATAGACGGAGACTCCGCACGTTATCCCGGAGACTTCATGAATGCGGAGAATAATTGTTCATGTCGCTGTCTGCTGAAGTTCAGCAGAGCGTGACTATATCGTCAGGGAAGACGCTAATCGCAACACTCAAGACAAGAGTTTAAAACGGACATGGTCAGGGAAGACCTTAATCGCAAGGAGAGCTAATGAGCTTTTTATCTGATTTACTGGGAAGTGCCTATAAAGAGGGCATGACCGAAGAGGAGATTTCTGAAGCACTGAAGACGGCAAAGGTCGGTGTTACACCAGAGACTGCGCCAGAGCTGAACAAGCTTAAGGAGGCATTGAGCCGTGCGAATGGAGAAGCAGCAGAGTACAAGAAGAAACTCCGTGAAAGACAGACAGATGCTGAAGCGGCAGAGCAGGAACGAAAGGCAGAGCAGGAGCGTTTGGTCGAAGAAAACAAACAGCTCAAGCGCAGCATTGCCCTTGCCGAGCGGAAGTCCAAGCTGATTGGACTTGGTTATGCCGAGGATCTGGCTGACAAAACTGCCATTGCGATGGTGGACGGAGATCTGGATACCGTGATTGCCAACCAGAGTGCGTTTCTGGAATCGATGAAACAGACAATTTTGAAAGGGCAGATGCAGGCTACTCCCAGACCGGGTGCTGGTGCTGGCACACAGGGAGTAGACTATGCAACAAAGATCGCAGAGGCAAGTGCCAATGCGGACTATGCTGCCGTAGCATATTACACCAGACTGCAGGCTGAAGCCGATGCGTCTGGCGAATAAGGAGAAATGAATCATGGCTATTGTACAGAGTTTTAATACCCTTAACTATTCGGGGATGCTCTTCAACAAGGGCAATACTCGCACTCCCCTGTCTTCCATTATCGGTGGAAAGACAAAGATTACTGATCATGTTGAATTCGTAGTCGGACAGGAATACACCACTGGTGGTGGTAGCCAGCCTGCGATCTCTGAGACCGCATCCCTGACTGCTCCTGATCCTACGAGCATTACCAGATCCCAGAGTACGAACGTGACCCAGATCTTCCAGGAAACGCTGGGCGTGTCCTATGCGAAGATGTCCAATATGGGTACTCTGTCCGGTGCGAACATCGCAAACCAGAGCGCAAATCCCATCAACGAACTGGATTTCCAGGTCGCTGCCCGGATGCAGAAGGTCAATGCCGATATCGAATATACTTTTATCAACGGACTTTACAACAAGGCTACAGCGGACAGCGAGGTCAACAAGACTCGTGGTCTGATCCCGGCTATCACCTCTCATGCCATTGATGTTGCTGGCGAGGCTCTGGGCGTGTGG